ACGCCGCCCATTAATAGAGCAACCGCCACGCATAAAAAGATAATCGCCATTGTAAATTTTCTAAAACCAGTTAACCACTTAAACATCAAACACCAAGTTAGCTCTAAACTTAACCATATCTAAATTTGGGCAAGTCTTTTTATTGTCTAATTCGTAGTGACCAAAAACGTCATCTACTACATCCAATTTATACTTTCCAGCGAACGCTCTGATTATAGCCCGCAAACTTTTAAGTTGTTTGTCATCAATATCTTTACGCCCTACCCAGCATATACCAATACTATCTGAGTTGTGACCTTTAACATGAGCCCCTTTAATTTCAATAGGACGCCCAGATTCAACTGTACCATCCCGCCTAACTACGTAATGATAACCAATATCGGACCATCCGCGCTGTTTATGCCAATCCCTAATCTCGCGTACACCTATATCTAAGCTGTCTGGGCTATCTGAGCAGTGAATTACGATTTTATTGATTTCTCTCATATTGGGCTCTCCTATTAATAAAAGCTACACTTACACTAAACTTACACACTTTTGTAGCTATATATAGTAGGGCCTATTTCATGGAGGTTGGTAATCGCCAAGGCAACAAAACAGGAAATGTACGCGAGAGCAATTGAAATTCGCAAAATGATCGGAGAGGGATTCCCTATTTCAGTCATTAAGTGTGAAATTGCTAAACAATTTAAGATAACAGAGCGCGCTGTACAAGACCAATATTATGACATTCTAAGTGATATTGCCGCTGTAGTTAGTGAAGAACGTGAACTATTGCGGTCTAAACTTATGGTGCGTAATGAAGCTATCTATGAGAAAGCTGTAACTAGGGGAAATTATAAGGTTGCTCTTGATGCTAATTTAGCTCAGGCTAAACTTGGTGGACTTTTTGAGAAAGAAGATTCCAAAGCACAGCAACCAAAAGTAATTGAAGTTAGTGAGCGCCCGCGACTAAAAGCAGTGGGTGAAGATGAGCAAGGAGAGTAAAAAAAGTATAGTTCTCTCTACGCCGCAAATTGAGTTCTTTAGAACCGATGAGAAGTACACCTTATTTTGTGGTGGACTAGGTGGAGGAAAAACTTACTGCGGAGCAATGTGGGCAATTACAATGGCCCTAAGATACCCAGAAGCTAACGGGTTAATAACTGCGAACTCATACTCTCAGTTAAAAAAAGCAACCCTAGCCGAAGTCTTTATGATACTGACTGAACTGGGTATAGATTATAAGTACAAGTCGCAAGATGGAATACTTGAAATTGGTGATGCTCAGATTTTTTGTTTGTCGATGGAAAAGTATGATCTACTTCGAGGGATTGAGGTCGGTTGGGCTTGGAGTGATGAGTGCGCATTCTATAAAGAAGATGCATTCAATGTTCTGCAAGGTAGGATACGCGGTAAGCGTGGCCCGCTTCAATGGAAAGGAACTACAACACCGAACGGATTTAATTGGTTATATACAAAGTTTGTTGAGCGTCCTTTAAAATCATCTAAAGTAGTTTACGCAACAACAATGGATAACGCAGAAAACCTTGGTGATGATTATGTTGAATCTCTAAGAGGAATGTACGACAGCCGACTTGCTGCACAAGAACTTGATGGACAGTTTGTAAATCTAAATAGCGGAAAAGTATATTATGGATTTGATAGAAACAAGCATGTCAAGCAAACAAACTTTAAGTCTGGCGCTATTTATGTCGGTCTTGATTTTAACGTGCATCCCCTTTGTGGTATATTTTGTACGGAAAAGAATGGAGAATTACACATCGTTGATGAACTCTACCTTGAAGACTCGAACACATTTAAAGCTGCTAAAGAAATAATAGCTAAGTATCCAATGAGTGACCTTAGAGTGGTTGCTGATGATAGTGGCTCAAGAAGAAAAACATCAAGTAATACAACAGACCACGAAATTATAAGACGGGCACATTTAAACTTAGTTGATTTTAGAAACCCGTTAGTTAAAGATAGATATAACAATACGAATAGACTTTTTGATCAGAACAAAATAATTATAGACCCCAAGTGTAAAAGGCTGATTGAAGATTTAGAGAAGTTGACATACGATAACAAAGATCCTATGTTGAGTCACGTTAGTGACGCCCTTGGTTATGCATTGTGGCACTTAAAGCCGTTTAAGAAACCGAGAAGAGAAACAAAAGTTAGATACTATTAGGAGTATATATTGGCAACACAAAAACCTCTAGCCGAAATGATTCCCGACATTATAGAGCACGTTGATCGATATGAAGATCTACTACAATTTAATCAAAGAATATATGACGTACTAGAAGGCCAACTCCGAAAAGAAGTTGAGATTTCTCTACGTAATGAACTCTTTTCTTATAAAGCATTTCAAAGAGCTAAAGAAAGAATCCCTTCTATTAATGTTCTCAAAAAAGCAACCGACAAGTTAAGTAAAGTATATATAGAGCCCCCTCAAAGGGTTGCTAACAGAAAAATAGATGTTAGTATTATGCAAAATATATCTAGGTTCTCTGGGCTTAATGGCGTTCTTATGGATGCTAACCGTTTACTTAATGCACAGAATATGGTTGCTATAGAGCCGTTTGTACAAAATGAAAGACAGCAGTTTAGGGTTTTAGGTGGACATCAGTTCCTTCCTTATTCAGATGATAAAGCTAACCCAATGAACATGACAGTATTTATTAAACTCTTAGGCGTTTCTGCTCCAATGAAGGGTTCTGAGTTTGGTCGTGATGGAGCTTTACTTCATACAAAAGAAATTAGAGAAGTTCAACTTTATGCTTTATATAGTGACGATGAATTCCTTATTATTGATAATTCCGGTGGAATCAGATTTGATAAGATGGCTGAAATGGGAATCACCTCTACAATTAATCCATTTGGTGTAATACCAGTAATATATAAATCAAAATCTAACTTACAATTAATTCCGTATTCAAATAGAGAGGGCTTCGACATCGCGGTTCTTATACCTAAGTTGTTAGCCGATTTAAACTACGCCGCTCAATTTATGTCACACTCTATATTGTGGACTAAAAATGCAGACTTAAAAGAACAAGAGCTTAATCCTGATGTCGTTTTAGATCTTGGTGATGGCGATACTGAGCGTGGTAATCCTGAAATTGGAACCGTTGAACCTAAAGTTGATATCACTAACGTACTTAGTTTAATCGAGTATCAACTACACGCATACTTTGAATCTATCGGGATTAAAGCAAAGTCTAGTAGCATGTTATCTACAGGTAGAGATTCAAGTGCCGTTGGTAAAGCCATTGATGAGGGTGACACTACAGCAGAAAGAAAGAACCAGATTAATATGTTTAGAGATGTTGAGACTCGTCTTTGGTCATTAGTACAAAGAGTGCAGGACGTTTGGGCCAATGATGTTGACTTAAAAGAATCCCGTAAGTTTAGTTCTGATTTTGAAAATTCATTTAGAGTTCAATTCGCAGAGATGCGTCCGGCTAAAACTGAAAGACAAATGTTAGATGAAATTGAAATGTGGAGAGATCAAAAGTTAATGACTCGCAAGCAAGCACTTCGCACGTTAAAGCCTGACTTTACTGATGAGCAACTCGATCAGTGGATTGCTGAATTAGAGAAAGAAGACAAAGAAGACATGGATAGGATGATGAGCGGAATGGGTCCTGATAGAAGTGGTGATGGTACCTTTAATGAAGGTAATGAAGCCGGTAACAATCAAAACCCTGAACCTAATGATCAGGATAGTTAATGGCCCTTAAGGATTTAATTCTTGTGTGGAATAGACTTAAGAAAAATATAGAGAAGTCTACCGCTGATAATGCCACATTAAAAAGTAAACTGGGTGAGCAGACAATAGACTTGGTGGTTAAGAGAACAAAGGAAGGATTTGGGGTTGCTACCGGTGTTAAAAATAAAAAAGCACTTGCCCCATTAAAAGATGGTTATGTAAGACAGAGAAAGTCATTAAGAAAGACAGGAAAATTAGCATCAGACACTACACCAAATAAATCAAACTTTACTAAATCTGGAGATGCATTAAGAAACTTACAGGCAAACATTACAGACAACGGAACTATAGTCACGCCGGATACAACAAAGAATAGAGATAAGTTTGCAAATCAAGATAGAAACGAAAGACAAGTATTAGATTTAACAAAAGAAGAACAAGATAAATTAGCCCGCACCGTTGCAGCGTCAATAATAAAGGGCTTAAGAAGTTTTAAATAGTCGATTGTATCGATTATAATTAATTATGGGTTGTACCCAAGGAGGAAATAATGAGCACTGAAGATCAAACACAAACCGGTGGTGAGAGTAATGATCAAGTTGTTGCTGGTAGTAATCAGGACAGTTCATCAGATGTTGTTAAACGTGAAGCGTATGAAGGCGTTACTAAAGACTTGCATAAGTTTAAGTCGAAGGCTAAAGAGGAAGCTGCTGCTCGTGCTGAGTTAGAAGTTAGACTTAAGGCTATCGAAGAAGAGAAACTTAAAGAGCAAGAACAGTACAAAGAATTATACGAAAAGCGTAATCAAGAATTAGAGCAAATAAAGCAATCAGCT